CCAGCGGAACGACTTCCGCGGCAAAGGGCGTAATGATATGCAACCGCAATTTGGCGGCAAACATAAACGGAATCACGCCTTATGTATATTTGACCCCGGAGGATAGACTTTTCTCGGTTCTGCCGCTGCATCACACATATGAATCGACCATCGGTTTCATCTATCCGATGGCAAGCGGTGCGTCCATTGCGGTCTGTCAGGGATTGAAACATCTGGCATCCGACATGCAGGATACACAGCCGACGGCAATTCTTGCAGTGCCCCTTCTGATAGAAGCACTCTACAAGAAAATCATGAAAAACATTGAAAAGAGCAAGAAAGGCTCTGTTGTAAAATCAATGATGAGGCTTACAAACGGTCTCCGTAACGTGGGCATCGATGTGAAACGGAAAGTATTTAAGGACATATACGCAGGGCTTGGCGGCAATCTTCGCATTATTGTTTCTGCTGCTGCACCGCTTGATCCTAAGATAGGCAAGTGGTTTGAAGACATCGGCGTTACATTCCTTCAGGGCTATGGCTTGACGGAAACCGCCCCGATTGCGGCGCTTACGCCGGACTTCGATACCAGAGTGGGGTCTGCCGGCAAGGCGGTATTTGGAGATGAAATTCGCATATCGAATCCGAACGAACGCGGAGAGGGCGAAGTTTTGATCAAGGGCAAA